TCACTGGAACTGATTGAGGTTGGACTGACTGATTGACCAGCGATAGGAGCTTGGAGATTTGGAACCCCAACTGATTCACCAGATGGAATTCCACCAACGACGATGTTGACATTGCCGCGAAGAAGAGTAGGAGTACCTGTGACCTCACCAGGTGTTACCGAGGCCGGTGAGATATTGACATTACCGCGGAGAAGAGTTGGTGTGTTGACAACCTCACCGGTCGTGATAGACGACGGTGAAACGTTGACATTACCATGAAGAAGTGTTGGTGTCCCGAGTGCTTCACCAGTCGTGATAGACGACGGTGAGATAGAGCTAACTACTTTGAGTGTATGCGAACCAACTGCCTCACCAGTCGTGATAGATGATGGTGCGACATTGATGTTAGAAAGTACTAGAGTTGGTGTTCCAAGAGCCTCAGCCGAATCAATCGAGGTTGGACTGATATTAGTAGATGGGATAGTTTGGACAAGAGTATGCGATCCAACTGCCTCATCAGAGGCAATTGATGTGACGATGATACTAACCGCGCCGGCTAGAAGAACTGGCGTTCCAGATGCTTCTGCCGTATCAACTGCTGCTGGAACAAAAGAGATAGGTGAAAGAATCAGACTCGGTGTGTTAACTGATTCGGTTGAACCCGTAGACGACGGGCTGATCGTAGAAGCAGCTGGCACTGGATGGACAGCAACAGTGTATGCTCTCCATGCCAGTGATTGTGACGCTGTAAATGCAGCAGGATCTTCACTTGCTGCGTTATTAGTTCTCTCGGCAGAACCGATCTGACTATTAGTTGTAGCTAATCCGCTAGTACCACTTGTCTTCTGAAGAAGATTAGAGTAGTTGGCTGGAGTACCTGTTACCCAGGTATCATCATCAAGCTCTTCTCCGTCTTGGTGGAACCAAGTGAACCAAAGGTAATCTTTAGCTCCACCAGTAGGAGAAAGAATTGTGGCGTTGGGGGCCGTGCTAGTTCCAGTAGCAATCGTACTGAACTCAGGCCCTTGAACTTGATCATAGCCAGTGATGTTATACGCAACAGCCGCACCCTTAGAAGATGTGATAGTAACGACGACGTTACCGCCCTCGGAACCATCAAGTTTCTTCCCAATGATGTGACTTCTTGCACTATTATTTGTAAGATTAGTGAACCCATCACCAGCGCTGATAGTTCCAGTTATAGCCAGACTGATGAAGATAAGAACATAATGATCAGTCGTCTGTGTGAAGTTGATAGTGAAGCTGGTGCCAGCAGTAGTAAGAGCAGTTTCAGTTCTCGCTGCTACGGAGGGGAAGGCCATCAGTCCCACCCCTTATTCTTCGTAGTCTTCCACGCAGGGCTGTGACTAATCCAATTCCAACCAGCGAGAACATTAGCGAAAGCTGGTTCTCCAACTGCTTCCTGTGATGGAACCCCACTTGGTGAGATAGTGACTGCCCCAGGAATCAGACGCGGGAAGCCTAGCGCTTCTGCAGATGCCGCTCCTTCTGGAACGATCGTAGCTGTGACGATGAACTTCGGAAGTCCAAGTAGCTCGCCTGACGAGATCCCGCTCGGTCGAATGGTAATCCCGCCGAGGATGAGAGATGGGACTCCCAGATTCTCGCCTGACGGGACGCCAGACGGTTGAATCGAGACCGCCCCTGGGATGATACTCGGCGTACCAAGGGCTTCCTGCGGTCCAATGGCTGTAGGACTGACTGTCGCTGTACTAAATAGAACTGGCTGGGAAACAGATTCTGCGGACGGAATGGCCGTCGGAAGAATCCGAGCTGCTCCTGTGAGTAGTGTTGGAGTTCCTACCGCTTCCGCTGTGTCGATGGAAGAAGGTAGGATCGTCTGGAGTCCACCACCAGAAACTGCTAGTGCTGGGGTCCCCACAGACTCGGCTGAGGCGATCCCATTGACGATGATTGTGACGGCGCCAGGCAGAAGCGACGGGGTACCAACGGCTTCTCCACTTGGAATGGAGGAGACGATGATAGAACTAGTCGGCTTGAGAACTGGCGTGTTGACGACTTCTGCCGCGTTGATCGCGGTCGGAATAATCGTCGCAGTAGCTTTCAGCGTGGGCGAACCCAACGCCTCGGCTGTGGTGATTGACGATGGTAGAATATTGACATTGCCGGGGATCAGGCTTGGCGTACCAACTGCTTCCGCTGATGCGATAGCAACTGGGAAGATAATCTGAACCCCAGTAAAGAGAACTGGAGTACCGAACGCCTCATCCGATGAGATCGACGAGACGATGATAGTGGCATTGCCGTGGATAAGAGTCGGAGTTCCAGCGGCCTCGGTACTCGTGATCGCCGACGGCTGAATGTAGGCGATCGAGTAGAGAACCGGAGTCCCTAACGTCTCCGACGACGGAATCCCTGTGACTACGATTAGATTCGCTGGCTTGAGGGTATGCGAACCGACTGTCTCCGCAGATGCGATAGCAGACGGCTGGATGATGACTCCACTGGGAAGTAGAGTCGGAGTTCCGAAGACTTCCGCAGTTACAATAGCGGAAGGTGAGATTACATTAGTTGGCTTTAGGACGTGAGATCCAACGGCTTCTGCCGACGGGATAGCTGATGGAAGAATGTTGACGCCACCAGCGAGTAACGTCGGTGTTCCAACAGCTTCTGCCGTAGCGATTGAGCTAGGCAGAATGACATTCGTTGGCTTCAGTGTGTGAGAACCAACTACCTCATCAGACGGGATGGCAGTCGGTAGAATGAATTGAGCAGACGCCCCAGTAGAGACTAGGGTTGGTGTTCCAACTGCTTCATCCGTCGGAATCGACGACGGGAGAATGTTAACGTTGCCGGCATTAAGAACATGACTACCGAAAGCTTCACTACTTGTGATAGCCGTCGGGAGAATGTTGACTTTGCCAACTAGAAGAGTTGGAGTCCCGAAGACTTCCGCACTTACAACGCTAGATGGTGCGATTACGTTAGTTGGCTTTAGAGTGTGAGATCCAACAGCCTCCGCCGGAGCGATGGCCGTCGGTACGATGTTGACATTGCCAACTAGAAGTGTTGGATTTCCCACAGCCTCGGCTGAAGAGATAGCCGTCGGTAGAATGCGGGCTGTGGCCGTGAGAGTTGGAGTGCCAACTGCCTCAGCAGTCGGAATAGCCGTTGGTGAAATGTTTACATTGCCAGCGAGAAGTGCTGGTGTTCCAAAAGCCTCTTGAGAGCTTATGGCAGTGTGGAGAATTGAATTAGTAGGTTTGAGAGTATGAGAACCAAAGACCTCGGCTGATCCGATCGCCGAGGGGATAATTGCATTCGTTGCTTTTAGAGTGTGAGTACCAACTACTTCATCACTATTGATAGCAGTCGGTTGAACACTAACTGCGCCAGGAAGAAGTGTTGGAGTTCCGAAAGCTTCATCACTATTGATGGCTGTAGGATCAATAGTAGTCGCAGTGGTAGTTTCTTCTAGAGCTGGTCGAATACTTGGAATCTTGGTTGGTGGAACAGCAACTGCTGTCATCACGCCGAATGATCCGGCGATGTGACCGGCGGTGTTTGTCATCGCCCCATACGCGCCCATCGGCGAGGGCGTGATGGACGCCAGCGCGCTGTAAGCGTTGGCCACATCTCGACAGACAACGACGCCAGACATCAGTCAATCCAGCCGAAGTTGAACTCCCGACCTTCAGATGTTATTGAAGCGGTGAATTCAATCAGAATTCCAGTACTCGGAGGAACTTCGATGCATTTACTTATGTCGATGAATCCGTCTACTCCCTCAGTGGGAACCGTCCATAGAAAACCAGATTGTCCGCGTAGCTGTTGAATTTGCTGGAAGAGTTGCCCGACCTGTTGAGTTGGTGATACAGAGAAGTTAGCAATATCGATGACCGCACCAGATGCGGGCGCGGAGCGCCGCGTAACGTGCTGGTTGCTGTTCGGCGTGTGGGTCGCAGCGCCTGTGCCACGAGTTGATGTTCTTTCTACCTTCATAGTATCAGTCGCAGTACCAGTACTGCGTCGCGTCATTCCAATAAGGAAGACCATGAGTGATCGAGTCGAAGATGGATTCCACAAGTGTGCAATAGGGGCCGTCGCCGATGTTGCATTAGTCTGACCACCGCAGTAGTAGACCGGGCCATCGTAAGAAGCTGGATCCTCGAATTCGAAATAAACATCTGAGACTGGAATGACCGTAGTACCAGTAGATATGAGCGCCAGCCCGGTACCAGCTGGAACGGTGATGGGGAAGGGGAACGGAAACATTATACCAGTTCCGATCTCACCGACCATGTCTGATGCCATACACGAGGTCGAGGCACCAGAATCTACGATGGTCGGCTGAACCGAGTAGGCAAGGTCGAGCAGCGCCCCAGTCGCTGGCGCATCTCGCCTATCGTAGGAGTTATCTAGATTAGGTGTGACTGTCGTAGAAGCAGTACCACGGGCAGTAATTCGTCGAACATTGATTCCTGGCGCTCCTGCCGTCGTTGCTGTAATGAAGATTTGACGCACAGCAAGTGGTAAGCTGCCATGCGGATTCCAAAGAGCACACGCTACATCGTTCGTAGCGCCGGAAGTTGCGGCAGTTCTACCAGCAACCGAGTAGATACTTGACATTAGTCATCGCCGATAAAGGTCACATCTACAACAGGGAGGGCCACGGCGACCGGCGTTGCAACGACGATGCCTGTTCCGGCTGGCACTTCTAGCCCGAGCCCACCGAAGGCGAAGACCATACCACCACCGACGATAGCCGCCAAGGTGGCGCGTTGAAGGTACGGAGTGGCTAGCGTCGGCTCAGCTGAGAAGTCGAGCTCGAGCGTGCAGCCGGTCGCAGGAACTGCTCGGCGGTTATAGGCACTGTCGGCATCTGGGGTAACGGTACTTGTGCTCGTACCTTTCGCTGAAGAACGAGCAACACCGAGATTACAAGCACTAGCTGCCGTCAAGAAAACTATGATCTGCTTGACGTAGAGCGACCGCGTGCCATGCGGGTTCCACAGCTCGGCGCCGACGTTGTCGGCTGTGGCAGCGGTGGCACCGCCCGTTCTACCAGCAACAGCAAATTCCGCCATGTTAACCTACCTAGAGCTTGAAGATTCTGTTGGTGGTGTTGTCCCACTGGGTTGTGATATCTCCGCCGTTCGGACCAACTGGCATACCAGTTGCGGTATCAATGTAAGCGATCAGTGGCTGATCTGTCGCATTGGCAGTAGCAGTCACCTTGTAGATAACGATCGCTCCAATGGTCGGGCCAGAAGCTCCTGAAGAGATCTGATCAGCGGCATCTGCGATGCCCGAGGTGGCTGTCTTCGTGTTCAAGCTTGCTGAAGTGTTAACACGAGCAAGCGTAGGGACAGAAGCGAAGAACTCATCCAACGAGGCGTTGAATGTGTACCCCGTCGGAGTGTTGATGAGAGTAACATACTGCTGCTTGATATTGTCAGCTACCCAGTTGATTGATCCCTGAAGAAATGCGTTTCGGCCCTTGTCGAAAAGAACGTTAGCCACGGATTACTTCTCCTTCCTGAAGGAAGTGCTGACGCCACAGGGCGGCGACTTGATCCCAAGATTGGGCTGGAGCATTCTGCCTCACGATCTTATTGAACCTAGAATCGGGGGTTGATAGGAGATTAATCACTGCCTGTGCGTAATCTTCTTGTACCTTTGGATCCCTTACATCCTGTGAGAGGATAGCGCCGGATCGAACCGTTTCGCTAAGGCCAGCCAAATCATTCGTAACCGGAACTGCCCCTCCCAGCTGAGCTTCGATGGCTGTAATGCAATACGTCTCGGTGAAGTATGTAGGATAGAGCCAGACAGCCGACTTCTGGAAGGCTTCTGCTAGTTCTTTCTGAGAAACCCTCCCGTGCTGAATTACATTCTTAGACTCAAGATATACCGCTTGAACCCTCTGCTTGAACGCCTGCAGCTGTGGGTACATTGGAGCAAACTTATCGAAGTTATTCCACCCGTAGTAAACATGGAGCTCGGCGTCTGGCACTGCCTCGACCACCTTCGGCCAGATCCCCTCCAGGATCACATCCAGTCCGCGATCTGGAGATGAAGAGTAGATAACCCTCTTCGAGTCTCTCTTGACCTTCCCTTCAAACCGCGAGAAGTCTACGCCATTGCCGATGACAACAAGCTTCTCCTCCTTAAGAAATGGATACTTCTCAAGCATGAACTTCTTGTGCCACTCGGTAAGAACGACAATGGCATCGAACTTCCTCGCGCGCGAGGGCGTCAGTCTATCTCCGGCATCCGTATCGTGCATCCACAGGACAAGCTGTTTTGTGTTGATCTCCCAGTCTGCTTGTTCTGGTGCCCGCCAAGCGATATAGATATCAGACTCAATTTCAGTCCTGAAGTGTGATGCGTCGCGATAACAAGCTCCATTGTAGTAGCCGGGTTCATCAACATTGGAGTACACGATCGGGCGGTGTCCCTGTCGTGCGAAGGCTTCAGCAAGTCGAACAACGGCTGTCTCCGATCCGCCTAGCCCTTTGGAATCAATGATTCGTGGATTCCAAGGCTCCGGTGCTCCCATTGCCCCGATCATGATGTTCTTGTCGTGGCGCTCACCCGGCGTGTAGTCCACGAAGAGCCACCCAGTATTCGCCCAAGGCTGTCGATACAGGTTCCAGATGCGACCTCGAGGAGTCAGAATTCGCTCGATGTCGTATTGATCGAAGATTCTTAGGTGTCCCTTCGGCTCGAGTCGATCCCAAGCTGGGAGTTGACCATCCTCCCATGAGAGGTAAGGAGTAGTCATGATGATGCGATTAGCTGTCTTCTCGATCCGCTCTAGAGTCTTGGATGGATCGACAACGTGCTCAATTACTTCGAAGAAGATAGCAAGGTCCGCCTTTGGACCATCCCATCCTCCGATCTCATCAACGTTACCGACCTGGAAACGAGCGTCCACTCCCCATTCCTTCGCTCGTACCGTAGCCAAGTCAACACATCGCGGGTCGAGGTCGAATCCGGTGACGTGGGCTCCAGTTTCTCTGGCGAGAGGGAGGGCGATGAATCCATCTGAACAGCCCCAATCAACAATGTTCTTCGCATCGATCTTTCGAGCAGTGTCCAGAGCAAACCGCATCCGAGGATAGTCAAGCCATCCAGGATCTTTAATTTGATCATCATTAACGGGTGTCCAGTGAGGATTCCCGGTATAGAAGTCTACCATAATCGATGGTTCCAGCACATGCGCTGTCTGGATCATCGACCGTTCCCAAGTCTCCTGAATCGTTGGATGCTGCTCAATGTGCTTGGGAACCACATCATACAGCTTTCGAACCTTGAGCCACTCGTCGTTCCTACCCAGATGCTCACGCAATGTGAGGAACGCCTTAGTAATGTTTTGGAGGTTGATCTCTTTATTGAGTAGATCAATCTGATGAGCAATTGTAGGAACTGGCTTAACTTCGTAAGCTTTCTGATAGTTAGCAAGGGCCATCTCAAAGTCACCAAGATGTGCGTAAGCCCCTGCGAGAACGATCACGGGAAAGAACGAGTAGTCAAGCGGGTTGATGATAAGCATCGTCTGAGGCGCTGGATGAGATGCTCCGGCTTTGGTATATTCTACCACAGCCTTCCAGTTTTCAACCGAGCTGTAAGTTTCAGCTAGGCCAAACCAAGCATCCGGCCAATCTGGTACCATCTGAATGGCATCCATATCAGCATCGATGGCTTTGTCTGACAACCCAAGAACGCGGTACATATCAGCAATTCGATGCTGCATTTGATACCGTTCTTCAAGCCAACCAGAGAGCTTGATGAACCTTTGCCCGTGAAGAATCGCCTCTCTGAAGTTCCCGCGCCCCGCATTCTCCGTGCACAGGTAGCCTAGGATTCGGGGATCAGGACTGGGCTCTTGTTCCTCAAGTTGAGAATACAGGATGTCGATATTACGGTTGGGAGAATGCTTGTTCGGCGGCTTGTGGTGCTGAATTACCACATTAGAGATATGAAAAGATACCTCATCGAAGCCTTGTCGAGCAAGAACCTCGTGAATCTTACCCAACCATCTCCAGCCGCGGTTTGGCAGCTCATCGTGAAGACGGACCAGCCGCTCACGAATGAGGAAGCAAACGTTATTGCCTTCCTCATCTCTGGCGTAGTCGTAACCCATGTAGAAACCATCTACATTAGGGTTGCTGATTACTAGTTCTTTGAGATGTTCACCGCCGAGGACAATATCATCCCCATCGATCCAAAAGAAATAATCTCCAGTAACTGCATCAAGGATCTGATTCCTCGCTGCACTGAAGTCACTCGTCCACTCGATGGGGATGATATTATCAGTAAACTCTCTAGCAATTGCCTCAGTATCGTCGCTTGATTCCCCGCCGAGCCCAATAACGATCTCGTCGACGAATGGGGCGATCGATTCTAAACACTGCCGCAGAGTACGCGCCTCGTCACGAACAATCATGCCGAGGGAGATCTTGAAAGTCATTGCCGCCTGTATCCTTTCTAGTGTGACCCGGCTACCCTGTGGAGGTCGTTTACATGAATACCACAGAGGTAGCCGGATCAAGCACAAGGTTTAGTGCTTACGGAACGATAGCACCAACGATCCCGCGCCACTCAACTGGCTTAAAGCTGAAGTCGTGCCGAATCTTGTACTTGATCTCATCGAAGTCGAACGAGTACGGGTCATTCCCGCCAAGGACCGCTCGAACTCCAGGATCGCGAAGACCAACGAATGGGGTTGTCTGACCATTCAGAGTGATGAACGCGATCGGGGAGAGCTGCCCCGTCGGATCGGCGAGAACATAGTAGTTGTTCGCGTCGGTCAGGAACGGCTCGATGATGATGCTGCTAAACAGGCCACGGGTCAAGTTGGTGTCAACGACGGTGCCGTTACCCACCAGCTCGTTCGTATTCAGTGCCTGCGCAACGTAGCGGAGTTCAGTCGGGATGATCAGGGTCCGACCGCCAGGAATGACGATTGAGTAACCCTCATCGTCAATCATGTCGTCGAACTTCAGGTCCAGCGTCTGGAGGTTCTGCATCCCTGTGATGGTCGCAGCCAGCGCGGTAGTGACGATGTTACCATGACCGGCGCTGATCAGTGCGTTCCCGTCGTACATCGTCGGGTTGCTCTGAAGAGCGTCGATCGCGGCCTTCTTGCTCATGGTCCGGGCGAGAGCCTCGGCCAGAAGGTTCGGCAGCTCAGCGATCTTGTTGAGACGATCCGAGATGATCAGCTGACGGGTGACGCTGAACGCGTTTCCCCAAGTCTTAAGCTTGACCTTCTCAGCGTCGAATTCGCGGATAGCCAGCTCATCGTACTCGGCGTTGTGGGCCTTCTCAGCGATGTCCACAAAGCGACCGAATCGCGAACTGGTATACTCATCGAAGTCCTCGAGATCCATCTGTCGGGTGTAAGACGACCAAACACCCTGGACCTCAGCGAATCGAGAGAGGAATGTATGGCGAATGAACTTACTGAGGTAGGTCGCGAAGTCGGAAGTCGACATCGCCTCCTCAGCGTCCAGAACGCCGGATTCAAGCTGCTCGCGTGCTTCGATATAGGCATCGAACAGGCGAACATGCTTTCCGTCAGGCAAACCCATCGAGTTGGGCACTTCTACTTAACCTCCTATTGCTTAGGAAAGAACCAGGGTAGCGGCCAGGTACTGGTTCTCAGGGCCGAAGAGAGCAACTCGAGCGTAACTTGCACCCGAGGCATATGTTGACCAAACGCGGCCAACTGGATAGGCACCGGACGGGATCGAGATGGCCGGGTACAGAGCCAGCGAAGTGGCAACTGCAGACGGCGCAGCCCAGACCTTAGCACCAGCAGGGATCGAGATAGCCGCTGCGGCGAAGACGTTCGGAAGATCCCAGACACCTTCGAGAATGTGCATCGTCAGCTCGCCGACAACCGAGTTGTCCTGCTGAACGCCGTAGAAACCATTCACGTAGTTGAGGTCGCCGGCCTTGTTCACAACACCGGCGGTGTACTGGCGCCGGCGACCGGCGTTGACGAATGTTCGGGCCATCGGTTAGCTCTCCTTCGGAGTAGCAGAGGCGGTAGTGGCCGGATCAGCCTTCTTCGTAATGCCGAAGAAAGTCTCGACGGACTCCTTCACAGAAACCGTCTTGGTGCCTTCGCTGGACGAACCAGAAGGTCCCATTCCAGTGATCTTGGGGCCGGCACCGGCCTCCTTGAGCTCAGCCTTCGCTTCCTCCACAGCCTCCTTCACGTCCTCTTCTGCGAACGTAGTTGCGCCAGCGAACTGGCTGATCAAGCGCGACTGGGTGCGATTGGGAAGACCGGACTTCGAAATGAAGTCACGGTACTTCTTGGCAGTCTCTTCCTTCTTCTCGGCGTCGTCTGCCATCTGCTTCTGAACCTCGGCAACCTGCTCCTGAACGAGCTTGGCAACCTCGGCTCGAGTGAGCTTCTCCCCACCGTCGTCCGGCGGATCGGGCTCTGTCGACTCCTTGACAATGATCGAAGAACGGAACTCCTCCAAGAGCTTGGGGGCGTTCGTCTTCAGATCGTCAAGAGTGACTTCATTCCACTCCACTTCATCTGCTCCTTCACTTTCTCTGGCGAATGAGATAACCTCGCCACCAGCCGATGGGTAGATCACCCAGTCAACGGAGTGTGCGCTGATAATCTCCTGAACGTCCTCGATGGTTTTCTGACCCTCTTGAACGTAATTAACCCGAATGCGATGGGAAGCGGAAACTCCCATGTAGTCCTTCGCGGCCTGAGCCTTTTCGAAGAACTTCTCATCGAAGTAAACGATCTTCCCGTAGATAGCATCCGTCTTAGGATCGTACTCACTTGATTCCACAGCTGCCACCATCTCGTCGTAAGAACGTTTGGTCGGTGGCTTGTCGCTGTGGTTTACGAACATGCGCAGTCCGTTATAAACACCCTCCTTCGCTGCCTTACGAAGTGCGCTGGACCGGTAGTTGCGCGGATTCTTGGCCCGCCCGGCTTGGATGATTTTGACCCGCCCAGTCATCTTACCAGTGGCTTCATCCTTAGAGAATTCAGCCTCAGAGGCGTCGATGACTTCGTGGACGTTAGACTCTTCCACCTTGTTCTTAATGGATGCGCAGTATGCTTCAGGATCACCCTTGTCAGAGTTCTTCCTGACGCATTCTGCGAAGTCCTTATAGTCGGCGAAAGGCATTACTCCTCTTCAACCTCCTCCTTAGGATATGGCGGACCATTCAAACGGCGAAGTCCTGACTTCGTGAAGGTGTACTTACCTCCATTAGAAGTTACGACGACCCGAGTAGTATCGTTGATCCCTAGTACATCTCTCTCCCTGTAACCAGATAGCTTGATGAATCTGGCAAGGAGAGTTTCCTTAGTGACTGCAACTTTCTTGGGTGCCTCAGCGGAATCTGTCATCTTGAAACCTCATTAGAATCGGTCCTCAACTTCTGGCGGTGGGCCGCCGAGATGATCAATAGAGCCATCGTCGAGAACCTTATACTTGCCGCCGTTCCTAGTAAGGAAGGTCCTGGTATGATAACTCAGAGACAACAGATCATCTGATCCATACCCAGTAGCTTCTAGGAACTCTTCTCGAAGTATCTGTTGATCCTGAGTAACTTCAGCATCAACTAGCAGTGCCGTCAAACCCATTGATTGCCTCCAATAGAATCATAGCCTTGACAGCCGTACCCCCTTTCCCCTATAATTGGAGGTATGGGAGAATGTACCAGATGTCATCAACTATTTCCTCGTAGCGAGTTCATGAGAGGAACTAAACAAGTAACAACTTGTAGATCATGTTGGAATGAACGCCACAGGGAGCAGCGTTACAGAAAGCTTGAAGACCCCGAATGGGCCGCTAACTATAGATTAAGAACTAAAGCCCAGAATGATAGGCCAGAAGCTCAGCAAAGGCGACGCTCCCAGAGTATTCTTCGGCGCTATGGTATCACGGTAGAAGATTATGAGGGCAGACTAGTTGCACAAGATAATAGATGTGCAATCTGTCACCAACCGCTAGTTCAACCCCAACTCGACCATGATCATAGAACAAAGCAACTGAGGGGATTCCTCTGCCTCAAGTGCAACGGAATGCTCGGTATGGCAGATGATCAGATTGAATTACTTCAGTCGGCAATTGACTATCTGCTAAGTTATCGCCTCAAGAAGTAATCCTCTCATTCTATCAGCCAGATCTTCATTCGGTAAAGGCTGTCCGTTGTCTAGAACAATCCTGCACCCACAGCGGGAGAGGCCAAGACAAACGGATCCATCACCGGGAGACCCCGGCAAAATAGGAAGACCAAGCCCACTGTTCCTAGTTCGTTGGTATGGACCACTAAAGGCCGCCTCATAGCACTTCTCGCAGTGTTCTGTGGGTCCCAGTCGCCATCTATAGGCGACATTCGGCATAGCCTCCACTCGCCCCCGCTCGAAGATGCCTCTCAAAGCCAGCAGATACAGCCTGGACCGAGTCCTGGGATCAAGTTGGACGTTACCGCTGGCGATATCTCGTCCGAACTCCCTGAGAAAGCCAGTTTCACTAGCTAGTTCTTCATCAAGAATGTTGATGTCCCTATCAGTCAGGGTATAGAATGGGAATACTGAGGTCGCACCTAATGAATATGCCGCGAAGTATGCACCTCGGATGTAACCGCTGGCTCTGATAGTGAATCTTGAAACACCAAAAGTACCGGAACTAAGACCATCAGCGAGATGTAGGAGTTGCGAATTGAGTCGTCGTCCAACAGCCAAGAAAGATCGCTCAATGTTAGATCCGTCAACAACTCCAAAGGAATCGCTCGTAGGCTGTAGGTATGGCGCATCGGGTCGTCGATACGAACTGAAGCTTCCATTAGACCGGCTTCGGACCATTGCTCACCCTCTCAGGCTTTCCTGAGGCGATTCGCTTGAAGTCCGGGCTTTCTCCGCTTGTAGGAATCTTAGTGGCCCCGTTTCCATTCCCATTCGGTGGTGGCATCGCCTGTGGCGCTTGTGCGAGGGCTTCAGCCATCCGCTGTTGCTGCTCTTGTCGCATCTGTTCTGCCTTGACCATCTCGGCTTCGATCTCGGGCATGAGGCCATCAATGTTAGGAACTCCCATAACACCAAGTGACATCAAGATTGCTTGTCTCTTGACAGCCATGTTGTTCGGAGCAATGTCCCTAACAATCTGGGACCAAGAAGTGGTGTACTTAACCACATCCTGACTGATGATGGGCGGGAAGTTGAATCCAACCCTTGAGATGTCGTCTTGAGCAGTTTCTTCATCAGTCGCTACTCGAAGAACGTAGTAAAGTAGTTGTGTGTAGAAGTCTTCGATGAATTGCTGCCAATCCTCGTAAGACTTCACCATTGGCAGTTCCATGGATTGAGCAGTGGCGAGGTTAGCGTCGCCGCCCTCTCCGAAGTAGTGAATCATTGTACCAACGCCAGCTCCTGCTGACATCAGTAGCATCCTGGCATCTTCCTTAGCGTTCTGCGCACCCGTGTCAGTCTTCAGCCAGTCGAGGTCCACAGCGGGGTTGGTGTCGTAGATCGCGCCCTTTATCGGTTTGGTAAGTTTGCTGATCTCATTGCCCTGATTAGCTCCGCTGTCGCCCACATCCAGTCCCCCGAACTTCCCGGAGAAAGAAGCCACAGAGGTAGGACCACCCTTGATCTTCCGGACGTAAGAGATAGCTTGGGCTGCGGCGTTGATAGAGGCTCGTCCCTCCATGAACTCGCGGAACACCCGGAACCATTCACGTGAAGCATAGAGTTCTGAGAGTCCTCGCTTTCCATCTCTGGTCGGAATCTCATTGATCTTAGAATGGAAGATCTTCGCCTTCTGGTCGATCTTACCCTTAGGAATCTTGATGCCCTTGGTGACTTCAGCGAATATCTCCTCGGTAATTCGATGATCAAGATAGTACTTGATGACCGGCTGCCCCTTGGGCTTGAGCATCTCCGACTCGCCGTCGTAGGTAAGTTCCTGATACTGACGGCGGTAGTAGACCGGACGAAGCCGGTTGTTCATGTCGTAGATGATCGTTGTGATCTCTTCGATGGGAATCTCGCTGACCTTGATGTAAGGTTCGCTCTTATCCTCGAAACATGCGTAGAACTTCTCACCGTCGGTGATCGTCTCGTCGAGCATGACTTTCATCGCGGAGTGAGAGGTCAGCGCAAGTTGATTGTCGCCATCCTCCCAGAAAGACTCGATGATATCACGGATGCGATCATTATCTCCGTCGTCTACAACTGAAGTTCCATCGGTTGGTGAAGTATCTGGAGTATCTCCTGCGTCTTCTGTGTCGTCTTCTGCTTCAGCGGCTCTTGCCTGACGTGGCAGTTGAACGAAGCGGGTGGGAAGTGGCGGCCGCTGTGTTTGCTTTGGCTCTTCACCTGGCTTGGGTGGAGTTGCTGCCTGAGCAGCGAGCTCCGGCGACCGCGCAAGAACCCACTGCACGCCCTTACCTAACGTGAAGCGGATCATCAACTTCACCGCCTGCTTAGCAAGCGGATTGTCGTGCCGCAGTCGCCGGAGTCGCTGAAGAGTCTTCTTCCTATCACCCATAGGAAGAATCTCGCCGATTTGATTCATATCAAACAGATTAAGGTAATCAAGGTCCTCAATCTGTCGTTGAAGCATCACGTTATCAGAGACGAGGTGTTCCATGACTTCCGCCATGCCACCCATCTCTGACTTCATCGAACCGATCTCGTCGTCGAGGCCAGTTACTCTTGCGATTGCTTCCTGAACCTGGTTCATGGCTTACCTTAGGTGTTCGTCTTGACCGTGGTGTATCCGCCAAGTCCGGCGATGATCGCGTTGAGAGCTGTAGCAATAGTGGGATCGATCGCGCCCTGTCCGAGCAGGTAAGTGATCACTCCCACAGCAGCTGCCGTGATAGCCCCAATGAAAAGTTGCTTCTGTCGTGCGGTGATGTTAGCCATTCGGGGGTGTTTCAACCTCTGTTGCGGGTTTAGTAGTAGTCTTCACCGATGTCGGTGATGTAGTTGCTGTAGTGGTGATAGTAGGTCCAGTGTTCGTCATCAGCGCCTTCGTTGTTTGGCGAGCGGCACTGCTGCGAGTAGATTCACCGAAGGTCCAGTTGAGGGCCATGCCCATGAAGCCGATGAGGGCGCCCTTGGTCAGGTCGTCGAGCTTGATGTCGGCCAGCAGGATCGCTCCGCCTCCGATGATGACTGTGAGAGCAACGAGGTAGGTGAGGATGACCTTGATGTAATCAAGAGCCATGATTAGCCCTCAACCTCCTCGGTCTCTTCCTCATCATCCTCTTCGGTATCTTCGTCCACAGGGGCGTCGTCCGCGACTTCCCCGTCCTCAACCTCTACCTCATCCTCGGGATCGAAATCGTCTGTCATTTCTTTCTCCTATGCGATGCGAGAACGGCGACGTGTATAGGCGTGTCTGAAGCTACTCTTGCTGGCATACTTATAGATGGCGGAAATCTTAATCCATCGCCACTTGCCAAGCCCATCAGATCCAGCGAGATAGCACCAAGGATCCATTACAAGCCAGCCGCCGGGCTTATCCGCTGGTGGAGTATCCGGGTGGATCGCAATGGCGTGACCAACATCTTGTGACTCGGAGCAAGACCCATCGAGATCACCGGAGTCGCCCTGAAGGATCAACATCCGACCTTCTAGTCGTCGAGCCTTGATGTTAGCCCATCCATCATCTAGAACAAGCGTTTGATTGAACTTGCCCCATGCTACCCTGGCATCAACCAGGCTCAGACCAACTCCTGGAGAAGAACCAGTGTTGGGATTAGGCAACGAATGTCGAAGATGCCCTCCCCTCTTCTTAATAGTACCGCCAGTATGATAGTCGAGAGCCGCCGCTGCAGATGTGGGTGTACAGTTGTTGTTCTCGTGCGTGAGATGGGCCTCGCTGGGATCTTTCCTCTGAGAAAGTGCCCGTGGCCTTCTATATCTCGCCATTGCCGCCTCCTCCAGAACTTATGGAATAAGCCCGATTTTCTCCAAGAGGATTGGTCCAATCAAATTAGCAACTACGATAAGAACTGCTATTGCTCCCACAGCCCGCCATATCGTCTTTTCCATGCTTTCAATCCGATTGTCGTGATCTTTCACGATTGCTGTTAGTTCTGCGAGATCTTTAACAAGTTGTCTACCAGCAGCCGTGGCTGTAGGATCACTAGCAGCTGCTTGTGAGTAACGGCTCTCAGATAGATGACGAGCTTCATGAGTACTGATATAAGTATCCAATTTCGAATCTATTCTAAGAACGAGTTCTTTCACAGTGTAGGCATTGCCATCATCCGGCATGAAAGCACTCAGTCGTAACCGAGGTGTACTCGATCCTGAAAGTCGGGGATGAGGTCCTCCCAAGAAGCGTATTCAATGGTAGTACCACCGCGTTCTTCATTGAATAGTTCTGGGAAGTAATTGTAGTATCCATATCGCATTGCGTCAATCGTGTGGTTGTCCACATCCACAGGCCGCTCGGACGCATTTACTTCTACTCTCTGCCGCGCTGTATCAGGATAATGATAGAGCCCATGCTCTCGGATAGCATTGACGCATTTTGGATCATACAGTACCCGAGGAACGATCAACTCTGCGGTGCTATGTAGAGGATCCTTCAGGAATTGGTGGTGAACCTCAATTCCTTTCGGAATACTCGTTGGCTTCTCGTTCCTGGTTCGGTATCCTCGAAGCCTCCAAGTTGCAACCGCCTCAGCAGCTGCCTTGTCAACAACGACGTCGATATCATCTCGCGGATTCCCCCACTCATTGAGAAGGTAAGGCCGCCACTTCGTCTCAGCAAGTCTGATGATCTGAGCAGTCGTCTTTTGCGTGACGTAGATCTCGTCTAGAACGAAGACGTGCTCATCTGGCGTGATTTGAACTAACAAGCAAGCATACGGAGCTGCTGATCCGGGATCCACCCACAGGGACGTTCGGACTGTTGGATTGTATGATAGAGAACGGACGTGGATAGTCTCGTCGAACTCAGGAAATACCAGTCCACCATAGGCGATGAACTTAGCCTCCCATTCTTGTGCGAAGGCCTCCGGCGTCGAATTCTTCTTTGCCTCTTCTATCTCTTCCGCTGGAAGGAGTGGGTTAAGCCTCGAAGGAATCGTCCAACTCTCCCACCAGTTGTGGTCGGGGTTGCCATTCTCCTGGCCTTTGAGATAGAACTCATAGAAGTAGTTAAATCCACGAGGAGTGCTCGTGAGTAAGGCGCGACCTTGTCGATCCGCCAAAGCAGGTCGGATGTACTGATGCCAGGTCCGTTCTTTAAGGCGAGCAGCTTCTGCCATAATGACGAGATCAAGGCCTTCTCCGATCAGCTGGTCTGGGTTTTCCTCAGACCGGCACTCGATCATGGAGCCATTCTCGAACTGGATGAAGGTCTCGCGTTCTGACTTTCTACGGACTGGGATCAGGCCCTGTTCAACAGCCAACTGCCAGACGACACGGAATTCCTTCTCAGCGAGGTCCATCGTCGGGCCAACAACCCATACCATAGAACCGGGGATGACGCATTGCGCGAAAGCTTCTCTGCCGCCCAGCTTTGACTTCCCGATTCGTCTCCCACCATTGACGACGCGGAAGCGCTTCTTACTCTGGTGAATCTCCGCTTGATAGTTGAAGGCTATCAGATTCGTAGACCGGAAAATCGCTGCCATTCGGTCCGGCGTTAGGATTGAAGAGCGAGGCGAGGATAGCTTCATAGTTGTTAGAGACATTGACATCTCCAGCCACTTGGATCGCCATCCCCTTGCCACCGACGGTAATCCGGTCGAAGACGCGAAGCATGTCCAAGAGTTCCATGTTCTTGATGTTTTCACCAGAAGTCCGTCGATCGAGCTCCCGCATGATACGGCCCTTGAGCTTCGATGCTAGGACAGTTCGAAGTTCCTCAATTCGAGCCCGGAAGTCTGGATCAGCGTAGTACTTCTTCACCTGTCGTTCGCTGATGCCTGCGTATCTCGCGGCCATCTTCTGGGTAGAACCCACAGCTAGTGCGTGAGCAGCCAGCTCCATGTGGGATCGCATACCTGAGTAGCGAATCCTTGGGTTCTTTCGAACCATCTGCTGCTGGACTTCTTCGGCATCCAGCGGCTGTCGGTCAAGAAGCCTCAAATCACGATTAGTTGCTTCCATGTTCCGCTTCTGCTTCAGACTCAGGGTCTGAACTTCGCCCGGCTTTAGAACGATCATTGGCTTTGCTGCGCTCATTCGGTAAGTACCCCATCGCCGTCCGAATAGCTTTCGCCATTCTTATGTGTACATCTGTCAACGATAAGCCCAACTCTGTGGCGATCGCGTGTTCTGGTCGTCCACTCGCTCCGCGAACCAGTACGATAGCCAGCGGGGGTTGATATCCCATCAGCTTCCACAGGGATGATGCGACTGGGAACAAGCCCCAGGCAGGCTTGGTATATTGCACGCGCGCGCGAGGGGACCGGAGTTTCTGGAAGTCTCGGATGGCTTGATCGGGTCGAGGGGGTTCTAATCCGACTGCTAGCAACATGTGGGCAAGAAACTTGGGTGAAGTCTCTGGATTCCCGTTCTCTGCAAGTGTTTTGAAGAGATGGATGCGAGTCGGAAGTTCGCTTTCCCAGCCTTCTCGGTAGAAACAGAGGCCACAGAACAGTGGCTGTTCCTCATAGTTTCTGAGAATGTAGAGAGGAGAATGATGACAATCTAGGGTTTCCCTGAATCCGTCGTAGGGAAGCGTTGCGATATAATCGCTTCCCTTGTGTTGATTCAGGGTAGCCATTGATGAGAATCTCCTTCACCGGGAAGTGAATGAACCCTGTAGTCGGGAAGTTTCGGTATAAAACTGAGGCCTTGAACCTCAACTACATGCCCATCATAAGTCATCCTAGATCAAATGTCAAGGTGGCTCTCGATCACTTCCCTTCACATCAACAGTTTCCCTCCTTCAGGGTCGAGTCAGATATTGAGGGAAGAGATAAGAAATTAAAACTTAGTCTCTAGTTCTTAATGTGTTGTTGAGGGAAGAGTTAGGATAAAATGAATCAACATCTTCCCTGTACAGAGTCAAGTCAGATGTTGAGGGAAGAGATAAGATAATCAAATCTAACATCATCTTCAATCTTCAAAAAATACTTCAGGGATTTCATAGTTTGTATCTTCAGCATCACATAAAAAGTTTCCCAGCTAGATTCGCATATACCGGCACTTGGTCAATTAGTTGCTGCTGGGGTTACAGGATGGCTACGACCCTTGTGCAGCTCACTCCGGCAAATCAGCCACAGCCAGGCACCCAATTAGTCACCTAGGCAAACAGATCTCCAATAAACCATTTCAAACTTCTGTACTTGCAACACCGGCTGGGGTCTTGGGGCCGCGCTGGGATAGACTGACGCCCGGTCTGCGACGTGCAGACCGG